TAGCTGCTCACACTAATGAGGAGATGACGACTCTTATTTCTAGAGGTTGGCTGATGCTAATAAACCTTAACCAAAAACTTTTTAAGATTATCAATGAGAAGGATGAAATACTATGATGTGTACTCCAAACCTGCTACCGCGCTTAGATTAATTTCAGTTCGGAGGCGGGGTGTTTGGAGATTTGCCACACTCGAATCCGCACCCGTCGCCCGAGAAACAAAAAATCAAAAATTCTATGTAATTAATGAAGTTTTTGGCCTTTGTAATTATGATGCGAGAGACCCAAGAAAAATTTTATTCAGAGGAGAGCCGGGAGATTATGTCGCTCTTGATGAAAAAGGGGATCTAACTTTGGTTAAATTAGAAGATTATAGGCGTAGATTCCCGGCTAAGGATGAAACCTTTCGCCCATCGCCACCAACATCCTCAGATTTTACTAGAGAAACTTACGAACAAAACCAACAAACAGACTCTAATACTAGTACAACTAATTTACCCTCTACTGGAGGATCAGCGAATGCTCGATCAGGAAATACACGAACTTCTTACTAATTTTAGCTGGGACAACTACAAGGAGATCTCTGAGGCGATCTCTAAAGTTAACCAGAACCAAATTGAAACGGAAATGTCTCATCAAGCTTCCATGTACTCTTACTATCATGGACTGATGGCGTCTGCAAAGCATGAGTACAATGACTTGCAGATTGATGTGAATGCTCTTACCGCGAAGCTGCGAGCAGGGCACAAGAACGCATCATCAGTAAAGCTTACAGCAAAGGACCTAGATGATCTGGTCATGAGCGATGAGGCTTACATCACAGCGGGCAAGGATCTGAACGAAGCTTCGTTCAGGTACGAGGTTCTCAAGGGTTTGTGTCGGGCTCTTGAGCACAAGAAAGACATGATTGTACAAATGTCAAGCAACCGACGCGCAGAAACTAAACTATACAACTGAGGAAACTACTATGGCTATTGATCTAGAAGCACTACGGCGTAAACACGAACAACTTAACGGTGGAGGCACTACCTCCAACAACTCGGACTTCCTTAACAAGTTCTACCAAATCCCTGAGGGCAGCAACGCTGTTCGTATTCTTCCTGGCAAGGATGAGGACCATGAGTTCTATGCGGAGACTAAGATTCACCGTGTGACTGGCCCTGACGGGAACACTAAGAACTACCACTGCCGTAAGGTGCATGGTGAGGCTTGCCCTCTCTGCGACCTGTACTACGGTCTGTGGAAGACGGGTAAGAAGGAAGACGAGGATCTTGCGCGGCAGATTAAGCCTCGCGCTCGTTACTACATGAACATTCTTGACCGCAACTCTGGGGACGTTAAGATCCTCTCTGTTGGTGTCATCCTGTTCAAGAAGATCATTGCGGCCATGCTTGACGAGGACTTCGGTGATATCACTGACCTCGACAACGGGCACGACTTCAAGATCATCAAGGAGATGGAGGGACAGTGGCCTAAGTACGATCAGTCGGCCCCTCGCCCCAAGTCTTCTCCTGCTGGTTCTAAAGCTGAGGTTGCCTCTGCTATGGACAGCCTTCATGACATCCACTCCCTCGTTAAGCTAGAGGATTACGAGGAGTACAAGAAAGTGGTGGCGGCTCTTACTGGGCTTCCCGAACTTAGTAACCCCAACGGTCCCGATGAAGATGTTTCGGACGGGGATTATCTCTCTAAACTTCAAAGCTGATTATGAAAAACATTATTCTATCCCTTGCAGCGGCTCTCGTCATCATGACGGGATTCACCTCCTGCAAACTCCTGAGTGACCTCTTCGGTGAGGACACTGTTGTAACCACTCCATCCCAACTCGTAGAGGGCGCTGAGATGGAGCCAGTCCCGCTTGAGACTCTACCCGCCAGCGTGGTAGGCGAGCTTCCTGAGGGCACCCAGCTTGTCCTGGCTGATCGTGACGACCTGATTGAGGAGGGCGCGTATGTTCCCTTCTCTCCTGGTGAGGGCGATGTTCCAGGTATTCTTGATGCACTGATTGGTCTTGGTGCCACCTTCATTCCTGGCCTCGCTGCTTGGGAAGGTGTGCTGACTCTGATTAGCCGCAGAAAGCGTAAGAACTATGCCAAGGCTATCAAGGCTATGGTTCCTACTGATAGCAACGTCGATATCGCTGGCACTATTCACGGTGTCGCTGCTGCCATCGGCGTTTCTCACACTTCAGAGGCCAGTGAAATGGCCGTCATGGAAGAGGAAGAAGAACTAGCCTAATCCACGATCTTCATATAGGATTAGACTATAATAGGAAGGCACTGACGGGGTGCCTTCCTTTTTTATTATGACTGAAGAAAAGCTAAAAATACTGTGTGTTCCCGCTAACGAAGGCGGATGTTCTTACTATAGGATTATTGCCCCCATGAAAAAGCTAGAGGAGCTTCATGGGGACAAGGTAGAAATTCGCTGGGATAAGAATCCTCTTGGTATAGACGAGAAGACAGGCAAGTGGCAAGAGAACTGGGAGTTTGAGAATATGAAGTGGGCAGATATTGTGTTCACTCAGAACCTCTCTAACTTCGGTGGTCCTTACACAGCAAGAATTGTGGGAAAGGCAAAGGAGTTTGGATGCTTTGTTCATTACGACACTGATGATCTACTCACCAATATTTACGAAGGCCACAGGCTTTACAATGTATACAAGGAGAAAGGTCTTGAAGAAATAGCTGGATTTATTTACAGCCATGCAGATCTAGTTACCGTAACACAAAGGAAGTTTGCAGAACGAGTTAAACCTTACATAGGTAAGGGTAATGCTTTAGCCATAGTAAAAAACACCATTGACTATAATCTTCCTTGCTGGAACCTACCTAAGACAAAAGTTAAGAAGAGAAATTACGTTCGCTTTGGTTGGGTAGGTGGCATTCACCATGAGCAGGATCTAAAGTATTTTTCTGGCGTACCGCACCTTGTAAACCAGCGTGTTGGTCGAGAGAACTGTCAGTGGGATTTCTACGGGCATCCGCCTCCGGGTAATACAGACTGGCAGACAGACGTTTGGAATAAGTATAAGTCTATAATTCTACGAGGATTCAAGGGAGGCAAGAATTGGAATATTCACTATGCTCTTCAACCTGACCGCTACGGTCAGTTCTATACCAATATGGACGTAGCACTAGCACCTCTTGAGATGAATAATTTCAACGATAGTAAGTCTGAGATTAAGGTGGCTGAGTGTGGTCGTTATAAAATTCCTCTGGTGGCAAGCAATGTGGGTTGCTACGACGAGTGGATTAAAGATGGTGAGACAGGCTTCTTGATTGACCCCAAGAAGGGTATTTCCGAGTGGGTTAGAGTTCTAACCTTGTGTGCAAAAAAACCTGACATGGTGCAGCGAATGGGCGAGAATTTACATCAGCTTACAGAAGAGAATTTTGATATGAACAAGATGGCTGAAAAGAGGATAGATTTATACAAGGAGGCCATGAATAAGTGAGTTCTACCACAGTAATTATAAAGACCATAGGACGCGATACTTTGAGAAACTCAATAGATTCCGCTGTAGCGGAGGGCCTTCCTGTCATCGTTGTTTTCGACGGACCTAGTGACCAAAAGGATAAGCTCCCCTCGTATGAAGGTCATGACGTTACCTTTCACACGCTAGGCCGTAGGTGGGGAAAATATGGAAACATGGCTGCTAACGTGGGAGCAGCAATGGCAAAGACCGAGTATATTACTTTCCTTGACGACGACGATGAATTTATTCCGGGCGCAGGAGCTATCATACAAGAAAAGATTTCTGAGGACCCTAGCGTGGATATTTGGGTCGGAGGTGTTAGGTTTAATCAAGCTGTCATGACCACTGACTCTAAAGGTAACACACAAAAAACATTCGAGTTAGCAGTTAATCCTGATGCAGGAGTGTTTCCAGGTAATGTGGCTATGCCCACATATAGGACGACTATAATAGGAGACAAGCCTTTCATGCCTTTAACACAGCCCAATCAAGAAGATTACACAGATTTCATGCACGTTTCTGTGTGCCATTCATCGGGATGCAAAGTCGGCTGGTTTGGTAAGGCGCTGTATTCTGTGAGACCTCAACTTCAAGGAACCAACGGGCGAGGAAAATTATAGTGATCCCAAAGATAATTCATCAGATTTGGCTAGGTGATCAAGCTATCCGTCCTGAGCCTTTAATGCACACTTGGAGAGACAAGAATCCTAGTTGGGAACATAAGGTATGGACAGAAGAAAACATGCCTGTTCTTAGGAATCAGGCTCAATTCGATGCTGTGGACGAGTTAGCTGGAAAAGCTGATATTCTACGATACGAATTGCTTTTTGACGAAGGTGGTTTTTTTGTTGATGCGGATTCTGAGTGTGTAACCCCTCTGACAGAGGACTTCGTTG